GTTTTGACCCCGAGGACCGTTGGCAACAAGTGGTGAAAGAAACGCTCCATGTTGACGGTTGGCCAATAGAGCCCAAAGTCACTGTGTTGGACAGTCCAGTACAAGTCGTGTCCATACCGGAGAAGGAAAAGCAGGAAATAGAACCTGTACCCTTCGTCCATCTTCCCGTGTCCGTGAGCCGCGAGATGTTGGCGGATGCACTGAAAGGTGTGTCTTTCGGGAGGGGTAAAACACGGCGACCAGCTGCGATTTTGTGCATTGATGCCGCAGGGGAGAATCTTGACTCCCTGCAAAGCTACATTGATGACAATATTGCTTTACTGAAAAGAGTAAGAAGCTGGGTGGCGTCAAACCTCTGGGGCTATGGCCAGGCCCCAGTCGAAATATTTGACGTCATTCAATGTCCAGTGGAAACACTAATGCAACAGCAACAAACCAAGTCCAAGAAGCCCAAGAAGGCCAAACCCGCGTCTACCGGCGCCCAGACAAAAACGAGTTCTGGATCCCGGCCGGCAAAGTCCCAGAGAAGTCTGGACTTAGGTTTTGCCTGGGATGGATACGGGGTGAAGGCCAGCGGTTCCCTTAAGAGCCGCAACAACAACACGCCAAATGTGGGTTCTTTCGTGACAAAGTCTGAAACCATTGGCACGTTGGTGTCGCCCGCCCCAGGACAAGTTGGGATTAGCGTTGTTCATGTCTTCCAGCCGGGATTGGCAACCCAATTCCCCTGGTTGTCCACACAAGCTTCCGGATACCAAAGGTACCGCGTTCACGGCGCCCGATACACGTTTGTCCCTTCAGTAGGGCAGTACGCTGTGGGCGGCCAAATGGGACGCGTGGCCTTGTTCTTCGATTATGACGTCGCTGCCTCTGTGCCGACGAATGTCGATGGGCTGGTCAACGGTAAGCCGTCCATTTTCGACAAACCGAGCACTGCTATGACGCTGGAGTTGAATCCGGCGTTCATGCAGGATGCGGTCAAGCGTGGTCGCCTTGTCAGAAATTCTGATTTGTCCTCCTCGCTGGCTCGACGTGATTTCGATGCCGGCAAGTTGGTCGTTGGGATGGATGGCTTTGGCGCCTCCGGGCCCATTGGCCATGTCACTGTTGAGTACACTGTGGAGCTTCTTGTTCCGCAGCCTGCCCCCACGGTTGGTGAATTGGAGATTTCGAGCATGATCGACTCCTTCACCATCACGTGGACAAACCTCACGTTCGCCCTTGTGGCGTCTGGGGTTGGGCGGTACTTGGGTGACGCCAGTGGAGCATGGGCCATTACGCCGGGCAACGCCGGCAATGTGACCTTGTCCGGAACAACATTCTCTCTTTCACCAGGACGCTACCTTGTCACTTGGCGCATGCAATGCGGGGATCCCACCG